CCTTGATGCGGTCGCCCACAACGAGAATCGCATGGTTTTCGAGAATCCGATTTTCAGGTTCCCATGTAATGATGTTTGCATTTGTTATACTTCATTTGGCTCAGGAGAGGTAAATGTTTTTAAAAATGAGGATGAAGATAAACCTCTTTGTTTAGTTTACTTTTCTTTTAATACAAATTGTAAAGACTTTGTTTTTTATGAGCATAAAAAACCGTGGGAGTTTCCCTCTTGCAATATTTCATTTACTGACCTTTATGGAAATCCGCCCGCGGGCACAGTGTATAAACAGAGCCAACTTGAATTGCTTAGTCAGGATACCTATGGGAATTACTATACAATAAATGCAAATGAAGAACTTGATTTAAGTCTTGGTGTTGATGTTTTTGTCACTGAACCAATTTTTTATTGTACCTAACTAGAAGATTATTTAAAAATGACCTGGACCCTTCTTGAAAATTTAAGATTAGATAATGTAAATATTGCAAAAGATATCTATAATCAAAATGGATTGCGTGGGAATAAAAATCTAATTGTGAATAATTTCTTTGATCCTACTGATGTGAGTAGGACAGAAAGAGGAATCTATGTGGTCGTTCCATCTACCTGGTATGCACAATTTTGGGTTGCTCGTCCAGCATATTATGCAGTTGATTATGAATTAAATATCTATATTAAATCAGGAACCACTCTTACTTTACAATTGACCCAATATTGGAATTCTTTTGCAAGTGCTTATGTTTATTTTCAATTCAATGTTGGTACGACTTATGTCTTATCAATAAAATGTGGGCCACTAATAACTGAATATAATGCAGACACAATCAATTTTAATACTGTAAAAAGAAGAGCTTCAACTGTTATTCATGGAGAGGTAGAAACAATTGTTCCTGGCAGAGCTATATTTTTTATGCGAGGAAAGGCCGAGGATGTTGAACAAAAATTAGTTGAGCCTGTGATTGTTGATAATTCTGTAGATACTCTTGATAACTGGATTAAAAATGTTCCAGTATATGGGAGAGTTGAAAGGGGATATTTGCCGCCAGGTGTTGTTTTTAATCCAACCACTCTTAAATTTACTGGAAAATGGAATGGGGAGCTCACTAATGTAATTAAAGACCCAGATACAGGTGAAACTTATTATGAAGCATTAATTCTATTAGCAAAGAATGCTGTAGCGTATGCTTCATATTATCCTTATTACGCAAATCATATAAACTATTCAACTCGATGGGTTAAGTTTAAGGTAGCTGCTGGATGTGCTGGTGATCCAGACTGGGATGCTCATAAAGCAGATGTGTTGGCTCATTTGATTGATAACACACAAGAACCAATAATTGAACCAGAATATGATCCATTTATTTTAGCCAATGCAACAACTTGTATCTGTCCAGCAATTACTGAGTTTTTAAACAGAAAAGGAAATTACCAGCAGTCAGAGTAGGAGATATGACAACAGGACATGGGCCATATCCACCTCAAGCCGCATTTGAAGGAAGCTCAGATGTTCTTATTAATGGAAAGTCTGCAATGAGACAATTTGACGATTGGGATCCTCATTGTTGTCCATCTGCAAATATCTGTCATGATGGAACTGTGGTTGAACCTGCAAATAAATCTGTTTTCATAAATGGTTCTTTGGCAGTAAGAATTGGTGATTATCTAGATTGCGGAAGTGTTTGCGAAACAGGAAGTTCAAATGTATTCATTGGAGGAGAATAAATAAAGACATGTATACGAAACAAATTGAATTTTTTAAAGATTTAGATTTATCCCTAAGTGCTCACCCATTAACAGGCGACATTACAAGGAAGTTTAATGCTGATGCAATTAAACGTGCTCTAAAGACTTTAATGCAATTAGAAAAGTGGGATAAACCATTTGATTCTGATGTTTATGGTTTTGGGGAAGGGATGTTATTTGAATTGCCGGGGCCACTTGCTGAAATTTCTGTTAAAGACAGATTAGCTTGGATGATAAAAACTTTTGAACCCAGAGTAGACGTCAATGAGATTGAAGTCAATGTGTCATCTGATGAAACTTCATTTGATATTACTATTTCATACACAATAAAAAGTCTTAATACAGACGATTTTACCACATTTACAATCCAAAGGGTCAGATAAATCAAATGGCAATTTCAACAAATAGAATTAACCTGCCCATTCAAGGATTGGATTTTAATGAAATTAAATCTAATTTGATTCAATTCTTAAAGACAGATGCTCATTATACTGATTACAATTTTGAAGGAAGCGGAATCACTGCGCTCCTAAACATTTTAGCATTTAACACCCATTACATAGGATTCTATGTAAAAATGTTACTTGGTGAAAGTTTTGTTGATAGTGCAGTGAAGCGCGAATCGTTAATGAGCATGAGTAAATTAAATGGATATCTCCCAAAGAATAAAAGATGTTCTAGAGCTTCTGTTATTCTCAAAACAACAATGCTGGAAAACCAAGAACCAATTTCTCAGAGCCTAACAATTCCTCGTGGGAGTTCATTTTTAGGACACAATAATGCGAATGATGCCAGATCATTCTATGTTTTAGATGAGGTTATTTGTTATACGAAAGAAGAAGTTGCACCAAATTCATTAATCTACACAAGTCCAGAGATGGCAGTGTATGAAGGAAAAATGAAAAATTGGCGATTTAAGGTGAATACTGGCATTGAAAATCAACGGTTTATAATTAAAGATTCTAAGATTGACACTGATACTATCAGAGTCACTGTTTTTGATGACGATTCCGAAGTGAATGGCGAGAAGTTTAATATTGCATCAAATCTATTTGAAATTAATGATAATTCAAATGTCTTCTATATCTCTACAAATGAACTTGGATATTATGAGTTGTTCTTTGGAAATAATCAATATGGAGTTCAGCCCGCCCATAATAATATCATCTACGTCACCTATATTGCTTCTAATGGTTCGACTGGAAATGGATGTAAAGAACTAATTTATCAAAAGCCAGCTGAGGATCTTCAAACAAGACAAACAACAGGAAGTTTTGATAATTTTCAAACTATCATGACCCATCCTGTTAGCTTTGGTGGAGTTGATGAAGAAAGTATTGATTCATTGCGGTTTAACATTCCAAATCATTTTCGCCTACAGGGTCGGGCTGTGACTGAAAATGATTACAAAAGTATTCTAATGACAGAATTTCGAGATATTGACAGTGTTAATGTCTGGGGTGGAGAAAAGAATTATTATAAAGATTTTGGAAGTGTTTATGTGAGTATTAAACCAAAGTATAGTAGAACACTTAGTGGTTTTGCAAAAGAGGAAATTGCAAAGCTACTAGAAAAATTTGGAGTGATTGGAACTCGAATCATCGTTGAAAATCCAGATTATGTTGACGTCGCAATTGATTTTTATGTTCAATACGATAAGAATGCAACTGATAAAAGTTTTGGAGAAATTGAAAGCATTGTTATTGATGCTGCTGTTGAATTCAATGAAACTTATTTAAATACATTTGATTCGGGGTTGAGTGATATTGATTTGCTTGATTTTATTAAAACAAAAGAAGGAAGTATTAATAGAATTTATGATAAGAAAGTTATAAGTAAAACGAAGACAATTGTATATGATTCCACAACAGAAAATCTAATTCTGTTTGGTAATGCACTTGTGCCAAAATCAATAACCACAAACACATTGACTTATGGAACAACTGCTTGCCATATTATAGATGATGGAATTGGTTCACTTTGGTTTGTAAATTCAAATAATGTTAAGAAGATTTCTACTCCTATTGGGTCTGTTGATTATGTGACTGGCGATGTAAAGGTTAAATTGGAAATTGATTTTGTTTCAAATAAAGGTAATGATGGAATCAGTGGTGATGTTGTTTTTAGTGCAATTCCACAAATTCCAGATATCAATACATACTTAAACAACATTGTCAATATTAGTTCAGTAAGAGCCTTCATTTCATGAGAACCCCTTTAACACCAATTATTAAAGAACAATTACCGTTCTTTATTAGATCTGAATACTCAAATTTTGAAAAGTTAATTGAGGATTATTATCTGTGGATGGAATCAGATGATAACTTCTTAGCAGTTCTGACTAAGTTTTATGAAAATAATGAAGTCAATTATCAAGTAGAGAATTATGTAAAAGAAATTCTTAAAGATATTGGTTGGGATATTAACAGGACTTTAGAAATTGATTATAAAACATTATTAAATACTCTTCGTGAATTCTATCTTGGAAGAGGAAACGCGAATAGCTTCATTTATTTGTTTAAAGCATTGTTTGGAGAAGATGTAGAAGTTTCTTATCCCAGAGAAAGGCTTTTTCAATGTTCTGCTTCCGCTTACAGTCAAAATAATTGGATTGTAACAAGTGCAAATGAATATAAACCATCTCTGGTTACTTTAGATACACTTAATATTTTGATTGAAGGCCAAAAATCAAAAACTTCTGTAAATGCTAATAAAATTATTCCATTTTATATAGGTCAAACCTTATATTTAAAGATTTTAATTGAACAGACTAATAGAAATTTCATTCCAGAAGAAACTGTAAAGATAACAATTTCGGAAGAAACTTTTCTTGAGAGTGTATTTGCAGTCGCTAATATTTCAATTCTAAAAGGCGGAACTGGTTATAGAGTTGGTGATGAGATTAAAGTTTGGGGATCATCAATTCCCGGCAGAATTAAAATCAAGTCAGTCACGCCAGGGACTATCTCTTCTATTGCTATAACAAACGGTGGAACTGGATATGTTATTGGTGATAGAATTAAATCTGTTTCGCAGCAGGTTAATACAGGTGGGGGCTTTTCTGCTCTTGTTACAAAGGTCACTGTTGCTGGGGCAATTTCCAGTTATAGAATCTTAAGCGAGGGGGCAAGGTATACTGAAATTCCACTCTTAGAAGTCATTTCGGAAACTGGAATAGGGGCAGTTCTTCTAGCAGTTTCAACTTCAATAAATGGAATTAAAAGCTTTGAATATAAAGATGATTATTGGAGATTTGATAATCCAAGGTCCGCAACCACTTCTATTATTTCATCAACAGGTTCTGGGGCTTCTCTTAAATTAGCTCTTGCTGGGTGCATCAGTAAACACGAAAAAACTTATAAGAATCAATTGGGAGTGCTTGGGACAAATTCTATTCTACTCGATAGTCTTTATTTCCAAAACTTTTCATATCAATTAAAATCATCAGTCTCAAATCAACATTATACTGATTTAGTTGAAAAACTGACTCATCCTGTTGGATTTATACAGTTTTCTTCCTTCGTAAATGAAACAAACCAAGACATTCCCGAATTTACTGATAAATGCAATATTATTAAAGTTATTCCAATATTTTTTCCCTCTGTCAATCTTACAGAATATGAAAATTTAATTGAATTTTTAAAAATATTTGAATTTAATGAAATTACACAAATATTTAAGATAAATACAATTGATGATATCAAGATGTCTGCAAACTTTGAATACACTATTAACGCTGTCAAAGATCAAATCCCAAACAATTTTTCTGTTGAATTGAGAACTCTTAATCCAACAATCGAACTAATCACAATTTAAATAAGGTTTTAAATAATAACATGCCAGCAATTTTTAATCAAAATATTCGAAGCTATGTCAATGACGCATTTTTGAATTCAGTAAGAATTAAACAACCAGCACCATGGACATCTGCTACAGCATATATTCTTGGAGATACTGTTTCTTACTCTAATAGAAAGTATATTGCTTCGAATTCAGGAACATCCGGAGCCACACCACCTACTCATACAACAGGAGAACAGTCGGATGGTGCAGTCTATTGGATTTATTTAGATGTATTGCCTGTCGGCGAAGCCTACAAAGGCAACCTATATGCTTTTGTTGGAAGAAATTATGAATGGACTAATGAAAATAGTCCGCCAGCACCAGCAAACACAGATGAAAATGATTATACCACTTTCGCTGATATGATTAGCTTTAAAAAACTAACCATAAGTGATCTTAGGTTTGGAATCCAAAGAAATAACTGGTTTTCTGGGGAAGTCTACGATCAATACGATAGTGCATTTGATGTTGTAGAAGATTATTCTAATCCATTCTATGTTTTGACTGATGAAAATCACATTTACAAATGCATTAATAATAATAATGGTGCTGTTAGCACAAGTAAACCAACTGGAACTGCAACTTCAATTATAACACTTATTGATGGCTATAGTTGGAAATATATTGCGTCAATGAGTTCTAGTGATTCAACAGATTTCTTGACGGACGACTTTATTCCAATTGAATATAAGACATATGATGACTTTAGTGATCAATGGGATGTGCAACAAGCGGCAGTAGAGAAATCAATTAGCACTTTTGCAATTGCTAAACAGACAGGAACCTTTACCACCCCATCAGTAACAGTTACAACAACTTCTGCTGGAGTTAATGCAACTGCTACTGCAACAAAGACAGGTGGAAATGTAATTAAACAAATCTTAATCAATAATATTGGTTCTGGTTATTCAAAAGCAGGGACCTATGCAATTGTTAAAGAAAATGCTGTTCCTGGATCCGGTGCTACTGCTACTGCAACAATTGTTGGCGGAATTATTACCTTAATCACAGTCAATGCTGTTGGTTCTGGTTATACAAGCGGAGCAATTGTTCTTATTACAGGAGATGGTGCTGGAGCAACTGCCACCGCCACCATTGCTGTGGATGATAGTATTCAGAGCATTGCTGTAAATCTTGGTGGAACAGGATATACAAACGCAACAATTCATATCATTCCTGGAACAGCTGGGGCAGTCGGAACTCCAATCATGGCACCTCTAAAGGGACATGGAAATAATGCAGTTTCTGAATTGGGTGCAATTGCTGCTATTATTAATGTAAGATTAGCAAGTAATGAACATCTACTGACTGGTGTGACAAGTGATTTTCGTCAGGTTGGTATAATTACTGATTTAAGAGATGCTGCGAATGATTTTGCAGATGAGATTTATTACATTGGCCCAGGACATGCTGAATTCACAAATGGTGGAAGCACACTAAATAAGATAAAGGCAAATTCAGGAAACCTTCTTTACATTAGCAACGTGGTTCCTGTAATAAGATCTGCTTCTCAAGAAGAAAGAATTAAAATCGCGATCATTTTCTAAGATACGAGACCTAAATGACAATATACAATCAACAACCATATTTTGACGACTTTGATAAAAGTAAGAATTTTACTCAAGTTCTGTTCAAGCCGGCAAAATCAGTCCAAGTTCGAGAATTGAATGCCCTTCAAAGTATTCAACATAATCAAGTTGAGCAATTTGCCAATCACATATTTAAACATGGTGCAAAGGTCGACGGTGCTGTTCCAGAAATGACGACTGTAGATTATGTGACTTTTGATGCGAAAAGTCCTTTAGATAATACAACTCTTGTCTTAACAAAATTGAATGAAGACTACCTTGTTGGTGAAACTTCTGGAGTTGAAGCAAAGTTATTCTATATAGCTCCATCGATTTCTACAGATCCCCCAACCATCTATGTCAATTATATTAAGGCTGGAACTGATAATGCACAATTCACCTTTTTAGATGGTGAAATTGTAAATGTTATTGATAGTAATGGTGTAAAGGTTTATAGTGCTAAGGTTCGTTGCTTAGATTGCCCTGGGTCTAATGACAAGTTTACAAAAATTGAACCAACTGGTAAAGGTTCAATCTGGCAGATTCCAATTAGTACCTTCTACGTTTATGGGAATTTTATTGAAATTGGATCAACTGTAATTATTGGCGAGAAATACTCCACCAATGTTGAAAGCTATAAGGTTGGATTAGACATCATTAGTGATATCGTTTCTGCGGAAAATGACTCTACTTTATACGATAATGCTTTAGGTTATCCAAATTATTCTGCAGATGGGGCCGATAGAGCAAGAACTTATCTAGTTCCTGTTATCAGAACACTTAACTCAGATGATGGTGACACATTCGTTGTTCTTGCAAAAGTTGCTAAAGGCATCATTCAATTCTTGCTAACAAAGACTGAATATGCAGCAATTATGGACACTCTTGCTGAAAGAACTTATGATGAGAGTGGAAATTATACAGTAATCCCATTCACTGCAAAGTATAGAGAGCATTTAAAGACAAGTGAAGATGATCCAAACGGTCGTTATCTAGCAGAAGAAGGTGGGGATGAAACTAAACTAATCGCAACCTTAAGTTCTGGAAAAGCCTATATTAAAGGTTATCAAGTCGAGAAAATTTCTGAATTTGAAGTAGAAATTGACAAGACACGAGATCTTGCAACATTCAGAAATTATTATAGTCAATTTGGAAATATTGCTTATCTTAAGGCGACACTTCAAACAAATAGTGGAGTATGTTCTAGTAAGACAACTCTTCCAAGTGTTTTCTCAAATGATTCAGTTGAAATTTGGGATGGTGTTTTCTCTGGTGGTGTTCCAACAGGAGCTCATATCGGAAATCTAAAAATCTATGATGT